TTACTCTGATACTTCCTTGTTAAACCCTTCGTGTGCATAAAGCCACATGTGGTAAATCGCTTTAGGTATTGTAGATAGGAAGAATACTATTATTAGAGGCAGTATGAAGAAAACTACTGCAAAATCACTTTTCAAAATTTTATTAAGTGTTCCATCAAAGTATTCATACAAAATCAATCCTACATACCAGCACATACCTAATAGACCAATAATCCATGTAAAGATAACAGATAACCGTCTGTATCCTTCTTTTTTATTATTCATGTATAACCCTCAACATAAATAAAAGGAGCGTTATTTTATGCAACCTACATACATTCGTCTAGGCTGGGTTAAGCCTATTGTTATTGAAAATTTGAAAGGCATTACCGTTGGTGCATTAGATAAACGAAAGATTCGCGGCAAGCTAATCGAAGGTATTCACTGGAAAAAAGTGCATGGTACAGTTATGTATCACTACGAGCGAATTGACCAGTTGTTTGAGGATATTGATGAGTCAGCTGCATGATTTAGTAAAAGAAGTTGAAGGGGTTTCTCAAAAAGATAGGTATTCGTTATCGAGGACCAAATCAAGCTCGCCATACTTTCGCTAGTCAACTTTTAACTAAGGGAGTTGCCGAAAGATGGATCATGAGAGAAATGGGTCATACTTCGATCCAAATGTTTGAAAAACATTATGGTCGATGGATGGATTCTGAGATGCCTGATATGGCAAAGACGGTATCACAAATGTTCCAAAAAGACCCAACAGCGACCCATGAAAATTTAAAATCATCGTAAGCAGCTGAATTGTAAGTAAAAATAGAATCTTCATCATTAACAGGGGACATCCGCATTCATTAAACTGATTTTGCGAAGAATCATTTAATCGAGAGTACAGTTGTCCCACGCAGGTACTATTTTAGGCATAAGTGAGTTAGAAATAGAACGAGTTCATCGACATGATTTTATTGAAGTGTGGGCAAAGCCCACTAAGAAGCCGCAATGCAAGCATTGTGAGAGTCGACATTTACGCATAAAAGCCACACATAAGCGTACTGCGAAGCACACGCGCCAAGGTAATCAGGTGCTAACGCTACATTTAAAGGTGCCTAAGTATCATTGTCGATGCTGTGGGCGTTATTTCAGGCATCCTTTTATTGGAATTCGGCCACGGCTATCGGGCGTCGGAGTGCTTTCGCTTGGAAGTCTTTGAGGCGCACCACGGTGGCGTGACGCAGCGTGGTATCTCACGCACACATCGCATTAGTCCGACTACGGTAGAGCGTTGGTACCAATCTCACATCAATCAAAAATATAAAGAGATTATCAGCCGTCCCTGCCCTGAGATGCTAGGCATAGACGAACACTTTTTCACGCGCAAAAAGGGTTACGTAAATCCACTACGTTAGTGGATTTACGTAACCGCAGCGTCTTTGATGTGAATTTGGGGCGTTCTGAGTTGAGCTTAAGCAGCTATCTACGTCACTTACCTGGCAAAGAAAACGTGCGGCTCATCGCTATGGATTTGTCCGAAACGTATCGCAGCATTGCCAAGAAGTACTTCCCTAACGCGACAATCGTCGCTGACCGCTTTCATGTCGTGCGATTGATAAACCATCATTTTTTGAAAGCATGGCAAATACAGCACCCAGAGGGGCGAAAAAACCGAGGTTTACTCAGTTTAATGCGACGGCACCAATGGCGATTAAACAAAGATAACCGCGCTAACTTAGACCGTTACTTGGCGAACTACCCCGTCCTACGCGCATTGTATATAACGAAACAGAAGCTTATTCGTTTCGTGCTGATGAAAACAATGAATCAAAATCGGATGGAAAAAAAGCTACCTCAATTCTTAGAGTTACTCGCACAGCTGCATCAGAGCCCACTCAACGCCTTAGGGAAGACCTTGGCATCCTGGCTACAACCGATAGTGGCAATGTGGCGCTTTACACACCGAAGGCTTCCACAACAAAATGGAAATGATATCGAGAAGAGCGTATGGTTTTAGAAACTTTGAGAATTACAGAATAAGAGTGATGACCCATTGTGCTATGCCGGTTACCGGATGGGATGGTGTTATCAATCGTGTAAGGTGAATGCTGATCCCCCGTTTATGGGGTAGAGCCTGTTTTTTTTGGGAAAAAATGGTGCCCGGGGCCGGACTTGAACCGGCACGCTGTTACCAGCGAGGGATTTTAAATCCGTATGAAGAGGGCAGTAAACATATAGGTTAGACCAGTATTGTTCCTAACAAATCTCTTTGTTTAAGTGCTTGATTTACCTTATTTGGCGCAGTTATTGTTAGGAAATAATATTGGCTGTATTGCTTAATTATCTATACTGTATATCCTTACAGAATGAGCAAAACGAGAAAGCTATTCATATATAAAGATGGGGTTCACATCCAAACCGTGACCTACGTAAAAGCCAATGGTTTTTGGTCTGCTACTCACTTCTTTCGCGACAAATACATTCCATTCGCACTTCACGAACCGCTAAACTATCAACGAGAATGCCTAATAAAAGGCGGCTTTACTTGGGAGTGGAACTAGTTTTAATAATCAGACCAATACATTGAGGCTTCAAAAGACATAGGGGCGATTGCCCCTATCATGCCTTGTTGTTAATAATTTTCAGGCGTGCCAAATGTTAGGGGCGCTCATCTAGCACCATGCTTAATACAATGCTTCCTTCCTTGCCTGGGCCAATAATTACTTCACCTTCTGGGTAGGTTGGAGAGTATGCCCAAATTGTGGGGTTCGAATCCCCTTCAACTGCTAACTTTCCCCACGCTATTTTTATTCGTGACCCAGTAAATGAAACGTGATCTCCATCACTATCAATTGACTGCCCTTTTTCAACAACCTGTATTCTCGTAACCCCCGCCGCATTTAGGTCAAAGTCCACACCATCCTTAGTAATATTGTATTCTTCTTTGGCGCTAGAGTTTTGATAAGCGGTGACGCGCAGCATAATTACACCGCGCTAATTTCACGCACATAAATCTGCGCGGCTGGGATATCTACTGTATCACCATCTTCATTGGTAATATCTCTGTCGTTAGCATCGACACTTACGAGAACTTCAGAAGCTGAGCAATAAACAATTTGAATATCATCGGTTGATGCAGCCACACCGCTTGGGTCAATGCCACTTTTGCCATTGATGGTTACTAGCAAATCATTGCCAGATGCCGAAAATGATACGTCAGTACCAGCGAGTGGAGTAGTGGCAATCGACTTAGATTGAATAGTTGCCAAACTATCTGCCGCGGAGGGATTTTTGCACAGATGAGCAACGGTTACATTGTCTTTTAAATACTGGTAACCGTATTGTTTGATCGCAAGCTTAGTAAACATAATTAAACCTTATTGAGTAAATAGCTATTTGCTATTGGGGTTATTGAATATATTGGTGTTACAGGTTGCAGGCGTAAGCCCGTTAAATCAGTGTTGTCTCCACTTAAAAGAACATGAAGTATCTCAGCCTCTGTTAGTTGCTCTACCTCAATAGTTTTTATATTCTGCAAGTCTTTTATTGAAAGCGCTTGGGCGTCTGAGGCTTGCTCAGCAGTTATGAGATCCAATTTATTGACCTGACTAACTAGCAGAGTTTGGGCGCCTTCTCGCTGCTCGGCCACTATAAGAGTGATTAACTGACCTGTGTATTGCTCCACCGTTAACGGAGTAGCGTTCTGTATTTCTTCAGCAACCACGAAAGTTAAAGCCTGAATACTCGACAAGCTTGCGCTTAGCGCTTGCTCAACCTGTTGAGCTACAATGCTATTTAAGCGCTGATGCTGAATTGGCGTTAATATTTGAGCTTCTGAAAGATGCTCTGCAGCTATCGAAATCACGCTTTGTGATGCCGTTTGCTCAACAGTCAACATCGAAGCTTGATGCCGTTCTTCTGAAATGGTGGCGCTGCCCACCTGCGAGCTAACAAGATTCAGCACATAACCATTCGTTACGTGCTCGCCCGTAAGTAAATTTACCGAAAGTGCTTCTGATATCGGTAGAGTAAGCGCTTCTTGCTTGTTTTCTGCGGTAATAAGGCTAACGGGTTGCGAAACCGGTTCGGGAGAACTTCCGTCATCGTAGTATATCCAGTGGTCATTATTAGCTGGAAATCCACTCAGTTGTCCGTGCGCACCGCTTACTGTTTCAGTATATTCAATATCTGGGTTGCCGCTCGTGCTTGACTTGATAAAAGAATGAGTGAGGACACCGTTTTGCCATACCTGATTGCGATAAACTTTACCCGTAAATAGATTTTTAAAGTTGATATCGCCTAGTTCAAAATAGTTTGTTTGAGGACCTACTTCCTCGAGCGCTCCACCATCAATAGACCACGAAACTAAACTATCTGTAGCTTCCACCCTGATTACAGTGCGAGCGCCTATAACCACTGGCGTTGATGATGTAACGGTAGGCAAGCCAGCGGAACCATTACGGAGTTCCCACAATCCACTGTCAGCTTTGAGATAGCGGAAATCACTCTCGTTAAAATTGATAACTCGCTGGTTTGTCGTGTTAGGAACGTCTACTTCAAATTCCCATGCCCATGTTCCGTTTAGGCGAATAGTAGGTAACGAAACTAGGCCACCAACTGAACAATCAAGAGCAAGTGCCATTAGATTATAGCCCCGTATAGGTCGTCCACATAAAGCGTTGAGTAGCGTGTTGGCACTTGACACACGTAGTCTTTGGCTTCTGTTACTACATCAAATCCGGTAACACGTTGAGTTACACCTTGGATTTGTGCGTACACTTGTGGCCTGTGCGGTTCTACTTGTTGAGATAGAGTAATTTTGATGAAACCATCAACAGGAGTGACGGGCTTTGTCGGGATAACTTCACCGCGAGCTTTTCGCCAGTCATACTCACTTACGTTTTCAAATGGTTTTACCGTGACGTTGGCAGCATTGAATACAGCGGTTGCAAATCCTAGTGTCAACGTTCCTGCTTCAACCAGACTGTTCATTTTGCTGGAAAGCCTGTCACCATCAGTTTCTGCGCTTTCTTGCGCTTCGTTTTTACGAAAATCGAATCTGCCGCCACCGCTTCTAAATAAAGTTAAAAAAACCCTTACTGACTCGTCAGTGCTTTCAATGGCTTCAAGGGCACTCAAATTACCCGGGTGTTTATCGAAAATGACGCCCATGTCATTGGCGTTAAGGATAACGCCCAGGCTTTCTGTATGCGTCCTTGCGGCGCTCAATGTCTCAAAATCACCTAACTTCATTAGTTGATGCTCCAGATGCTAGCCATGTTTTCAACAGCCAGCTCGTGCGCCTCTTCTAAATCTGCAAGAGTCACATCAGTCATTACACCTGTGGGCGTATCGGCAAGCGACCATTGAATATTGGTTAGGTCTTTGCGCTGTGCTGCCAAAATGGCATTTGCCATGCGAGAAATACTTTGCTCATCTGCATCATATTTATTGCCGTTTGATGTGGTAACTACCGCGCTATCTAGTAACTTTTGACGATTGGATTTAAACGCTTGAATCTGCTGCTCAGTAGCAATGGCATCTTTATCTTCTTGCGTTAGCCATTGAATGAATATTTCTCCTGAGTGCGCTTTGTTGAGCATCGTTTGCCACACATCGATTTCATTATCTCCCGCATCTTTGCGGGTAAAGCCTGGACGAATAACACCAGAGTGCGTAGGCAGACCTTCACCTTCGTTATATACCCATGACACAGAACCATCTTCATTTTCTTTGTATGTATCGACTAATAGAAAGTCGTTTTCGTCTATAAATTTAAGCATGTTGATTTCCTATTAGAAGTTGACGGTGATTTTTGAAGATGCTGAAACGCATTTTAATGCGTAAAAATCCCCTGCCACTATTCCTGTCAAACCAGAAACTTCTAGAACTAAAACTTTTAACCCTGACCTACTACTATATGTAGGGCTAACGTTGTTTTGAATAACGTCATTAGAGCTATTAACTAACTGAAAATCATTAGAAACAGTTACATCAGTCGGGCGCACTTGTGAGTTTAATGGTAGGTAGAGCCAAATAGTGGATGAGTTGAGCCCAAACCCTGTAGCCACAAAGTCCCCTGCATTACCACCAAACTCATTAAAGTTAGTGTTACCGCTATCAAAAACAGTACGCTCTTTAACGGTTGAGCCGTCTTTAGCGCGGATGACTGTTTCGCCAAGATTCCCTGAGCTTCTAGATATAGTGATTTGACCCCATATATCACTCGCCCTAGATATTGTTAATCCCACTCCATTAGTCACTATGCCGCCATAATGCGTTACAGGACGATTAACTGTATCAGAGTCAAATACAAAAGCCTGTGTAGGTTGTGATGGGGTGTTTAAGTCATTTTTAGCTATCTTATCTTCATCTATTATAGGTCCCGTCACTACACGACATAGCCCGTAGTTGGTAGGATTAGCGGAGTTGCCGCTGTGAAATATGCCAGCCGCATCTAAACCTGCGGCACTCTGAAAGTACCCCTTATTAACAACATCATCATTAGCACTTGGCGTAGCGGCTTTAATTCTGCCGTTTGAATCACGCTTTACGAAGCTATTAGCCGTAGCGGTTGCGCTTGCGCTACTGACTAAAGATTGAATATCTGTGATTAACTGTTGCGCTGCTACGCCAGCTGATGCAGCTGCGGCTGCACTGGGTTTAATCGTGGCTGATGTAGTTCCGGTGCTACCAGGCCAATTGTTGTAAAGTGTAATGGTGTTACCACTTACCGACTTCACTTCTACCGGTTCATTGTAGTTGCCGGCGGTTAATGATGAATTAGCTTTTACACTATCTAAGCTTGGGCCCGTATTAACCGTTACTGTCTTGCTGCCATTAGTAAAAGACAAGCTAGAGCCCGTCCAAAATGTTGCTGTCATAATTAAGCCGCCATTCTATTTTCTTCGGTTCGTATTGCTAAGTCGTAGGTGTCTAGCGTTGCTGCATCACCTGTAAACTCGAATTTGTAAGTGTTATCGCCCACTTGAGGAGAAGCATCTCGGGCAATAATGGTTGCGCTTGCGACTTCGATAACAAGGTATTCACCGTTCTCAAAGCGCGATTCCCTTCTCCCGCGTATCTGCCCCGTTTTAATAACGGTAGAGTTTCTAACAATGCGCCAAGCAAAGTTTATGGATTGACTAGAAGGGTTTGAGCTGGATGTGTAGAAGTTTCCAATTTCTGCCGTAATGGTTAAATCAACATCGTTACCAACACTGCCTTTGTGAACTACGGATACATCGAAATCATCGTCTTCGTTATAACCTCTTATTGAAGAAAGACCCTCAATAAACTGAGCATTTACAAGCACCTTAGCTGGATTGCCATTTTTCGATTTCTTGATAGCGAAGATTGCGTTTTGGTCATTCTTGGCACCCTGACCTACCCAGCCCAAATAAGTGCCATCATCTTGCCAAATTGAGCGGAAGCCGGTACCCGATGATGAAATTAACGCCCCACCCACTACCGTGCCTGTAAACGTGCCTGAAGCTGCACTAAGTGAGCCAGTAAATGTTCCAGTAGCCGCTTCCAGCTTGCCGCCAAAACTTCCTGTAGTTGCATCGATATGCCCAATAAACACATAACGCCCGTTAGTGGTATCCCAAAAAACTACGGGGTTACCTTCATCATCAAGGGTTACAACTTGTTGAGCTTGGAACGCTATTTGAGAAACATCATTTTGACTATCAAGGCTAATAGCTGAAACCACGCCATTTGCATCAGTTCGTAGGAGTATGGACGCTCGTATGCTGTCTATCTCACCTTTGTTATCAGTAGCGAGTGTTAAACTTGCAGACGCATCACCTTCAGCGCCTGATAAGCGGGATTCGATAGACGTTATAGAAGACTGTGCGCCGTCAGCTTTGCTTTCAGCCCGTTGAGCAATGGTGTTAGTTGCGCTTAGGCCAGTGGTAGCATTGTTTACTGTGTTACTGAGCTGATTAACTGCGTAGTTGGCAACATCTGCACCCTCTTTCGCACCATCAGCAGTAACTTCAATCTGTTGCGCGAAGGTGAAAAGAGCATCGTTTCCTTTTTGACTGTCTTGCACTTTGGCCTGAACGCCACTAAACGCGGTAGCGGTTCCATTCGCAGTTGTTTCAACCGAGTCAAGGCGAGATAGCGCGCCAGTTAGATTACCGCTCAAACCCGATACGCTAAGGTTTAATTGCTCTATTGCGCTAGCATTACCATCTGCATCGGTCTCTACCTGAGATAGACGTTTACTTGTCGCGGTAATGGCGTTACCGTTTGATAGTGTTACCGCTTGCAATGAACCAATATCTTTAGCTAACGCTCCTTCAGGCGAAACATCAATCTGAAGCTGGTTAACCGCTAGTGCAACTGACTCATTGGTTTCGGCCTCTTGCATATAAGCAGATAAGTCATTAACTGCCTGCTGCAGAAGTGCCGCTTGCACATCGTAGGCTTGGATTTGCTGTGAGGCTAGCCCAGCTACTTGCTCGGTAATACCTAGGCTATTTACTTGCTGTTGAACATCGCTAATTGATGACTCAACACCTTCAATGTCTTGCTCAAAGCTTTGAACAATATCTTGAATAGTACCGGTTTGGCCGTTTAGGAACGTGGCCGCAGATACAGCCTTCTGAATGACGTTGTTGTCAATCAGTTCTTGGCGTTTGGCTTCTAGCGCAATGATAGTGTCTAGTGCATTAACTTTTTGTTCAACGTTGCTGACCGTTATAGCGTTTTCATTGAAATAAGACGTTGATACACGCTGGGCTATTTCCGCTTCATTGGCGTTTATTGCCAACTCTGCCGCATTAACCCTTGACGTTATGTTAGCTAGGTCTTGTGTGGTGGCGTCTGCTTTACCAATGCTAATCGATGATATTTTAAATTCATCACTAACAGAGGCGCCCAACACCAAGCGAACGCGGGTAACTGTACCTGTGTAGCTAGCCATCGCAGAGAAATCAATGAGCAGTATTGACGCTTCTTCTACGTAGTTAGCATAAGTCTCAACTGAACTATCATCACGCTCGATGATAACGGTACCATCCCAACCCGAACCAGCTAGGCGCTGCAGCGATACACGAATTAGCTTGTTTTCGCTTGCTAGATAGTTAAGCGTATTGTTCTCAATATCGCCGTGCGTAACCGTAATTTCGTTCAGTCCCGCGGTTAGCGTTCCGTTAACTGCTTGCCAGCCTTGGGCGCTATCGAAAAAGTTGAACACATAGGCAGGCTCTAACGCTGAAATTGACTCGCTGACAATGGCAGTAGCCTTTGCAGTTATAATGCCTGGTATTAAAGAGAGCTCTGAAGATAAACTAGTAATTGCATCTTCAGTCTCACCGATGCGCTTAGAAGCAAGCTCGACTTCGCCTGACACACCATCAATCTTTAACGATGCTTCAGTGAATTTATCATCAGCATAGTTGTAAGCGCGATTAACAATTAGGCCGTTAGACGGATCACGATAAACTACCGCGTTGGTAAGTTCTTCGCCCTGCTCTATTCTACGCGCCAATTCAAGCTGATAAGCTGCGTTTTCACTGATGCTTTGCAGTAAGAGCGCTTGCGCGGCTTCAGTGCTGATACGCTCTTGCTGAACAATGCTTAGCGTTTGTGCTTCAAAATCCACAAAGCGATTGTCAATATCTTCTACGCTTAACTTTAAGCTCTCGATATCGACTGTGATCGGCGCAAGGATAGGCTCAATGATTTCAGTGATAGGCTGCGCATCATTGTGCGTGGTTGCCGGTTCCGATACCCAATCAGAAACGCCAAGCGGATTGTGAGAGCGCACCCAAATTTTATAGTTGGTGATAGGTGATAAACCAGAGAACGTATAAGAAGCCGCAGGTCCCCTAATTAATTCGCCGGGCTCTTCCGCATTTTCATCGGTAATTGTATAGTCGAATGAAACTGAACTTCCCGCATTTTCTAGCCACGGAATAACTTCAATATCGAAGTTTGAAATGTTGAGGTTTATGCCTGTCGGTGGTGAAGGAACTTGCATTACAAGTGGAACTTCAGCCCAGCCAGAACGTTTACCTAAACCACTTAGTGAACGAACCTGAAAGCGATACTGCCCCATATCAAACCCAGAAAGCTCAACAGAGTGAGAAGCTACGCGTTCCGTTTGGATGATCACATCACCTTTTAGCACCCGATAATCGAAACGCTGAGATTCAGACACCCAACTCGCTCTTACTTGAACAAAATTATCGTATATGTGCTCGATGTTTAAATCGGTTGGAACGTCTGGCGCTTTATTTGTATAGGTAGTATCTGGCAGCTCTGGCTTATTACCCAAACCAAAAAAGTCATAGATGTAAGGCTGATGTTCACGAATAGTAAGCTTTACTTCTTCCCTGTTTTCTTCCTTAGACTCAATCCTAAATAACTTTGCATCCCAAAACGGCAAACCACTCATGTAAGTAACTGGAACAACATCACCCACATCATAAATAGTGGCCCACTTTGGCAGGGTAATAGTTGTTCTGGTTTGGTGTCGAGATACTTCAAGATAGGTTTTAGCGAACTCTAGAGCTTCGTAATAATTACGACAGGTTTTTAGATCAACGCTTTCTTCACGCAAGAACCCATTATCTTCAGCAAGCATCTGTTCAAATAACTCGCTATCAGGTTCAGGGTAAACCGCCTCTTGCTTACTGCCATCTGCTGCAGGGTCATAATAAGTGACACTTACACGGTTAAAGCGGTTATTCTTGTTTCCTTCTGTAATCTTGCCCATTTGAAGAATGTCTTCTTCGAGAATAGGCTGATCAACAGGCGGGTTATCTTCTTCAATAATTAGCGTGAGCTGGCCGTCAATAATAGGTAGCCAGCCGCGCATTGGTTTGAGTAATGTGTTTACGTTTTCAAGGACAGTGGCGCTCGTATCTATTGCCACATTACAACTGAATAAATCCCTGAATACACCACTACCTTGCCGCTCTTCAATATCCGAATTACATAACGCTTCTGCATAACTAAATGAGGCACTATTGATGTAAGAAGATGGAAGACCTTTGCCGTAGATACCATTGGTTAAATAATCCAATAACGCGGTAGCAGGGTTTGAAAATGTGGTGCCAGTTAAATCTGCTGTAAGATTCGGCTCTGATAGGATGGCTGTTTCATCGTCATGGTATTCAAGCCGGATATAAGAACAGGCTTTACCTTGTAATTTGTCTGATGCTCTCCACCCCGCGCGAGTGAGGATAGGGTCTGAGTAGCTGCCCATACCATTAGGGAAATTGCGAACGTGAACAGCGCGCTTATCACCTGCATAGAACGCATCATCGTTTGAAGAGTCTGGGATATCATCAATATAGACTTCATCTATACTCTCAACCGCTTCACCCCATACAACGATGATATGAAGCAAGTCATTCGGGTAATCGTCATCATCATTATCGTTCGTTTCTTTGAATACGATGTGACCAGGCTTCTTTTCAACTTTGCCGTAAACCTTCGCAATGTTTGCATCTGTTTCAGCACTCGTTAATTCGGCGCCCGGTGCTAGTTGCTTCGGCGGGTCTGGCATTAGCCAGCCGAACGCAAACTCAAATACGTCTTCTAAAAAACCCAAACCCATTAAGGTAACTCCGGTATAGGAAACTTCGAATACGGTCTAGTGGTGTCGTAACCGTATGAGGCTGATGAAGGTGCTTTTCTGCCCCAGTAAATTTTGCGTTTAGCCTTTGCAACATGATCAAAAGCAGTATCAGTTGGATAGTTCCGCTGCTGGCTCTTAGTGTTTGTTCTAGTACCGGCTTCTTTGTCAAAGTCAGCCCAAACCGAAGTGACATTTGCCAGTATCTTTCTTTTTTCGGGGTCTAAATCACGTGAGTCTAAAAGCCCTTCGAAGACATTGCTGGTGAAGATGAGGCCAAGATCATCATAGTGCTGCTCATAAATTGTTACGGGACCATTCATCCAGCCTTCATTAAGAAACAGCGGCACGAAGCTATTTTCGTTAGCGTCTATCTCAATGCCGATATCGTTAGTCTTCGGCTCTGAAGTTGTTTCAATATCATCAATGCTTTCATCATCGATGTAGCCGGGGTAATAGGTTGCACCTGCAAAATCAACTTCAGTATCAGAGTCAGTGATATACGCCCACTCACCATTGATTTTCATTTTCACCAGATAAATAGTCTTCCTCCCCGCACGGTAGTTTTCCTTCAACCGTTGCAGGGTTATTGAATCCAGTTGCTTCATATTTGTTCGATTAGCTCAACGTAGTGCGAACCCCAGCGCGCTTTATCTGCGGTGGTGGCGTCGCTATCGCGATCGGTCATTGATACCTGAAACTCCACAGCATCACCGTACTTGACTGACGATGGCGCAAGGTGGTCTTGTATTAATGCTTGAGTAAGCTTTACTTCAACGTGCCCTGAAGAATTAGCGTTCGCATCCTCAAGAACGCGATACGCTTTTTTGCTACCAGTTATTTGGAGAAAGTCGCCTGCTATTACTGCGTCAACTTCGTTAGGTTGTGCCCCAGCCAATATGATTGTGGAAGCCCCTTTATTCGCAGCCTGATACACATAGAGCCCTGTCTGGGCTCTATGTGAAATAATTGGGTTGACTAAGGCGAACACTTCAAATTCACCTTGGTAGCTATCGAGCACCGCATCTATTCGCGAGAACTCTCGATAGTTCTTCATTTGAGATTGCAGGCTAAACTGGTAGTAAGGCTCTTTGCTGCTTTTAGAGCGATAGCGCCTTAATCGCGCTTTTGGAATAATCGTGTGGCTTATCAACTCAGCCTGGATTGATTCAAAATCATTAGTTGGAAACATTAACGAGGCCTTTGCAGTTGTGCTTGCACTTTGCGTATGAACTGTTTTGGTAATTTATCCACGCGAGAAAGCATTTCTTCTGGGGAAAAATTTCCACCATTGAACGTGATAGGCGCATTGATGCTCACACCCTCACCTTGACCTCGGGTTAAGTCGATTACTTTTTCGCGTGGGTGAAGCATGGCTAACTTACCGCCCTTTCCATCCATACCGCCGATACGAGCACCCGAACCAGTAAAACCACCACCGTCATAGGAGGCAACCGCGGCGCTGGCTGATAATCCGGCTATAGCGGCGGCGATAGGTTGTGTGATAGAAAGTGCGGTACCCATGGCAGCTGGCGCCATTGCGGGGCCAACGATTGGAATTGCTGCCGTACTTTGGAAAGCGTTAAGGCCTGCCATCAGTGATGATGCTTGGGCATTCAGCGCTAAACCTGATGCGCCAGCTACTGCAGCACTTTTACCCACAAACATTTGAACAAGCTGATACGCCAACCACTGCGCCGCCATTTGACCAAGCGCGTTCACAACGCTTCGAGCCATACCTTGCATTACGCCTTGGAAAGCATCACCCAAGTTTTCAGAATCAAAAACAACCGACTCTAGGGCATCACCCATCTGCCCTGAAAAATTCTCAATCGTGGTGGCTGAAAGTTCATCAAAGTTTGTTAGATTAGACTGCGCAGCTTCAAGCCACCCTTCCCAGAAAGACTGGTTTCCTTCTTGAAGGTTTTCATAAGCAGTGAAGCCTCGCTGCTCGAAGTTCTCCCAGAACATGCCAGCGTTCTCGGCCATTGACTCATCAAAACTAAATGCGTTAGCGTTAATCTCATCAATAAGAGCAAGACTATTGAGAAATGAGTGTTCTACTTCTTTGGTGGCTTCTTCGACCTGTTTTGTAATTGGCGTGGTATCGATATTGGTTGCAGCGCCAGATAAATCAAAAGGATTTTCTAGCCCCTTAAAAATATCGTCGGTTTCTCCATAACCAAGCTCATATTCAATTGGCTCTCCTTTAATTTTTCTGGTGAGCTTGTCGTACTGATCAGATAGGTATTCTGCTCTCTGCGCCAACTTATCCATTTCAGCAGTATCGACATTGGCACCAACTGCTTCTTTAAATTGAAGAAATGAAAGTTTTGCCTCAGTGACGAACTTGTCAATTTCAATAAAGTCGCGCTCGAAACGAACAATAGAGCCTGTATAAAAATCGTTTATTGCTTCGCCGATATCGGCTAAAGGCTCTACGAAAGCTGACGCTAAGCTAAACTTTAACTTTTGCCCTGCCGCTTCTAAGCGCGCCATTTCATCAGAGAGATCTTTAACCTTAGTTACATCGGTTTCCGATATAGCTAGGTTTAGATCTCTGTATTCTTGCGCTAAGTCATTTACAACTTTTCCGTTGTTTTCTAATGCAGGAATTAGAAGCGTGGCATCATTGGCAAGCGACTCCATATAGAATACTTGCTCTTTGGCCGATACATTCGCATCGTCCATTGCCTTTTTAACAGCAATAAGGACTTCGCTGCTTGAAAGGTTTTTCAATGCATCAGCGGTCAATCCGACCTTGGGTGCAACTTGCTCGAAGAAGTCTTTGAATTGGCCTGCGCCTGTAGCTAGGAAATCACCCAGCTTGTCTTGAACATCTTTCGAAATATCAGCGAACTTTTCTTGGCTGATATTGAACTGCCCATAGGCGTAACTTAGTGCCTGAAACTCTTCAACAGTAACACCAGCAAGTTTGGCTTGGGCATCCAACTCTTTCGCTGAGTTAACTGCACTACTGGCCATTACCGCAAAAGAAGCAGTAACACCAGCTACTGCAGCTGCGGTAGTAACTGCCTGCTTGGTTACCGTTCCTAGCTTAGAGTTGATAGCGGTGAAAGCCTGCGCGGTTTTATCCTGCGCTGAGATAATAAATTCGTATTTACTCACTATTCACCTGACTATCAATTATTCGCATGGCTTCAAGGTATTTGTGCGGCTGTTCAAGAACGCCACCTGACAGGCACAGTTGCCCCTGCTTGTAAAAGCCATAGAGATTTAAAAGGTTGTTACTTTGCGGTGTTACTTGGCCAAGAGGGCAAATGCGGGTTGATTCAATTTTGCCATCTATTTTTATATCCCATTTATCGAAGGGTGCGGGGTTAGTTTCGTCGCAGTGCCTACCCCATGTGCAATTGTCGCAATTAAACGCATCTCGTTTTTTTGCAACTTCTACTGCGATAATTAGTTTTTTCTTTCTGACTCTGCCAGCGCTGATTTGTTGTAAATTGCCTGTGCTACGTGAACGAGATCTAATGCGGGAATTTTTGAAATCTGCGAGGCGTCTTCTAACCCATAAGTAAGTAGCAATTTCACGCCTACCGAATTCATTTTGTTAATACCGTTTTTAACTTCGTGACCGTCCATCATCACTTCCATGAACTGAAGTGAATTAAGTGGCTTAATGCGGTAACCTTTGGCGTTATCTTTAAGCAAAGGCTTTTCATCAGCGCCTTTAATTAGTTCTCCATCATCACTCCTTTGATAAGCGCTCAATGGATAGTGAGTTTCAACTGCTAGTGCTTGCATGATAAATCCTTACTTAAACTCAATAGTGAATTCGTCATCACCCAATGTTTCGTGAGCGCCATAGGTTAAGTCGTCAGTTCTTCGCTGATCACGCTCACCCGCTGAAATATCACGAATACCCGCCTTGGCACTAACATTCCAAATGTTACCCGCCACTTTGCCTACATCGCCGGTAGTCATATCCATAAGCTCACCGTTTTTAAACTTCGTTTCGAAGTCGATCACAGAAATCTTTTGTGCTTCTGGGTCAATCGAGCCGTTCGGGTCACGCTTTGATATTTCTACTTGTGCATAACCGTCTGCTTCACGGACATTGCCAGGTGTAGAAATCGTGTTACCGAATGCTAATGAGAAAGAATTAATGATTGCGCCATAGCCACCGATAGAGAAAGGAACTTCAATAAACGGGCGTGGAACAGTTGCGTTGTATGCGAGTGCCGGGAAGTTCTGATCAACGCGGCCTGCATCCTTTCCAGTAAATTCAAACTGAATTGTGCCTAAACCGCCGGCTTCTGCGTTAATTGTTGCTGTGCCTTTGGCGCCAACAATTTTATTTAAACGGCCATCTTGGTAGTAATAAATGGTGCAGGACTCATGACCTTCAGATACTGGCTGATAGATAACACTCGCGCCGATAGTCTCAGATAAGCCACAACAGCGTAATGCTTGACCGATTTCAGGAGCAACGCCAGCGGTACCGGAACCTTTCATTTCTGCGGTAAAAGTTAGCTTTTTAAGCGTACCCGCGAAGATAGATTGTTCAGTTGAAATGGTAGGCTTAATAAGGGGGCGCTCAACCATTCGCAAACCTTCATTTGCGTAACTTAACTCTGAAACTAAAATGGCATCAGCTGATGGATCTGGCGCGGCTTCAACACCTTGGGTGGTTTCAATTTTTAAGGCAATGGCCTCTTTAGTAGTAAGCATGCTCAGTCCTCTTTACTTTGCTTCTTTGGAGCCGGTGCCTTAGTGCTACCGCCTTTACGTGTTCTGAATTCGCGCTTTTTCATGTCTTCACCTACAAAAAAACCCGCTCAGTGGCGGGTGAATTACGGGCAATAAAAAACCCGCCGAAGCGGGTCTTGATTGTGATTTTTTAAAGTTACAAGGCGGTAAGGCCCGTCTTAATTTCTTGGGTAGAGTCATTGTAAGAATAACTCGTTACCTTCCCCTCTTTATCAAACCATATTTGCAAGGTTTGAGTTTGGGTGTCAGCTCCGCCTGCGAAAGCACCTACTACCGGAATAAATGTACTGGCCTTTGTTTGGGCTTGCGTGTAAGTATAAATATAGAATTTCAATCCATCAGGTGTAACGCCAGTTGTAAACGGGCTACCTAGATTTGCTCTAACTTCATGTTCTGTAGTTACCCCCTCCTGAATAGATGTTGCGTATTGAGCATCTATTTTATTTCCATAAGAGGCACAGGCTGCTAGAAAAAGTGACAGGGCGATAATTAAGATATATTTCATTATTTTCTTCCTTGAATAAAGTGGAGTTTAAATATACGCCAATAATTCAGATGTTACAAACTAGGGTCTGCAACATTGGTTCTGTATCTAACAAGCCATGCAACACTAGTTACACTGTTGTATAAGTCAGAGTCATCGGAACGCTTTGGTTCCTGCTGACCAATGGGGTCGATTTCAGTAACGAAATCCAAACCAAGCGTATAATCTGCCATTAGCGCTTTGTGAATTTCCTTTCTCACATTTTGTGCTAACGCATCTACATCTTCATCGGTTGAACTAATCGTTATATCTGTATAGACAGTTAATTCCCAATTGATAAACGCACTATTTTTGTTAGCCACATCATCGGGGCCAATTAATACGCTTATCGATGGGTAATCGTGAGAGTGGCGAGCTCCCTTTGTTATCTCTTTTACAGTGTCATCTGCTACCAGAGGTTCAAGTGACGATATGATAGCGTTACGGATAACAATGGTTTTATGCACTCTTTAACTCCAAGTCCACTAACGGTTCGTCAATATCCGGTATATAAGTGACAACGTAACTACGATTACGAACCACAATAGAATCACCTTTTTTAAAGCGGACCATATCTTCTTTTTTAACAGAGAGCGTAGTCTTCCTAAAAAGACCCGCTTCTTCTTCGAATGTTTCATCAGCAAAGATCGCTTTGATTTGAACACCATTTATAAAGATATCCTCACCAAAGCGAGCGAGCGCAACATCTCTCATACGCCCTTGTACTTTGCTGATGTTAGACATTAAGCTACTTGACCTGTAAACAACACGTCGGCGTTACCCGCTGAATCTTTAGCACTAACAAATGCGCCAACAAGCGTATTTCCAGACGCGGTAGTAGTGATCAGATTTGAACCAGTTAAATACGCCTTCGCACCTTCTGTAGGCGTGTCTGACGTTGCAACGCTAAACACACCGCAACGATGACCTTGAAAAGTATCACCCTCGGCTGCATCTGTAACCGGAACCACAACAACTGAGCCAATTTTCACTGGCTTACCTGATTCGACACCACCAGTAGGTGCTGTAAAACCAAGAACGTTACCTTCTTGAACGAAATTTTTCATTTCATTAATCCTCTAGCGAGAGGGGCAGCTTACGCTGCGCCCTTAGATTTATACATAGTGCGGAAGTCTAGCGGTGATACACCAGCGTCAAGACGAACTTTGAACTCAGTACCATCAACAGACCAACCTTGCATCTGATCAAGGAATGGGTTCTCGTTACCATCTAGGTAAGCAACCTCGATAGTGTCATACATGCCGCCAGCCGCTAAGTACCATGCAGCTGCGCTGCTTTCGTCTAAACGAGCTTCGGTAATCACTTCAGCCATGTTTGCAACAGGGTTACGCTGGTTGTTGTTTTTACCTGGGTAAACCGTATCATTCATTAGCATTTCTGCATCGGTTTCGAGAGCAGCAGGAACAATCAAGTAATTTGGCGTGATATTTAACGCTTTACCTTCTGCCAACTTCTGCGTTCTCATCGCTGTGCGAGCTTTAGTTAAAGATTCTACAGAAAGTGATGATGTAGCTCCGGTCACATAGTTATTATGATCAGCGTGGAACAACGCTTTATTGTCAGACATGACTGGATTATCAACTAATGTTGCATAAACCAAATCACCCACTGTGCGGCGTGCTGCTGCACCCATCAACTGAGTAATGCGAGTAAACGCGCCTAAATCATCATTGATGATTGCTTGGCGAGTAATAGAAAAACGCTTACCGTAAGTAGCAAGTGCAATCTTTTCACCACGCTCACCCACTGTGCCATACTTGAATTCAGCACCTTCAGGCACTTTTTCAAGAGACTTCATATCGTTAAGCGCTACGCGACTTGTGATCTTAAAGTCAGAAAGTGAACCGCGCTGCGTCCAGCGGTCAAAAGTCTCTGGTGCTTCAGAGTAGCCTTTAAGCATTGTCTTATGAGCCACATCGGCTAAGACTGTTCCGAAGTCACTTGAGCTGTGCGTAAATGCTGCACCAACCAAGCTCATGCGATCACCTAAAGACGCGGTACCAACACCAGCATCGTTTAGAGCGGCACGCGCCATTTCAACCAAACTCATAGAGCGGTACGGGTTATCGCTGGTAAGCTCGCCATCTGCGGTTTTAACGCCTGCGCGAGCCTTAAGAACGGCAACCATAGAGTCTTTAGTGATATTGCCGTTGCCAGCGTGAGCAGCAACATTGAAACCACCTTTCTGTGGCGCTTGATCTTTACCTAGTGCTTCAAGCAATTTAGCGCTAGCAATTTCTTTAGTACACTCTTCATCTTCCAAGCAGTTCTGAAGTAACTCAGGGTGAAGGTGTTTCCAACTAGCGAAAAGCGAGTTGATACCCTCTTTGCGCTTTGCTTCTTTTGCTTTAAATTTAGCAATGGCTGATTCACCAATTGCTTGTTCATCGACCACGTTAGTAGCCGGGTTCTGTGCGTCTGTAGTCATCGCAGTTACCTTTTTGTTGAATTCGGCGTTGGCCGATGAATTAATGATGGGTTGAGAGTCTTTGATTCGCTTTTCAGCTTCATCTAAGCCAGCAACCTCAACGTTAATCGTCACGGTTGAACTGGTTTCATCAACAGGTGAAAACTTCTCTTTCACGCTGTTTTTGAATTGGTTTAATTTGGATGTATCAAAAGAGGCCTGAAGGTTCACTTCATCAGTAATCTGCGTAGCGAAACCTTTCTCTAGCGCTTCTGCGCCAGTCATCCACGTTTCAGCAGTCATCAGAGCGGCAATTTCAGTATCTGCTAAGCCTGTCTTGTTAACGTATGCTGAAACCAAAGCTGTTTTCATTTTGTCGAGAACATCAGCCGTTTTACGAAGTTCATCAGCATCACCCATTGCGCCGCCCCAAGGGTTATGAATCATCATTAAGGCGTTTTCTGGCATGGTTATTGTGTCACCAGCCATAGCGATTACTGAAGCCATTGAAGCGGCCAAACCATCAACAAAAGTATTTACTTTAGCTTTGTGGTTTTTGAGAAGGTTATAAATAGCAATTCCGTCTGTAACAGAACCACCTGGTGAATTAATACGAAGATTAATTTCACCTTTAGGGTCTAGCTCTTTAAGGTCACGAGCGAAGTCTTTCGCAGTAATGCCCCAAAAGCCAATTTCATCGTATACGTAGATTTCAGTAGCACCATTTTCGAGTGCTTTGAACTCGTACCAATTTTGGTTAGTTTCCGGCATTATCTGCCCCTTGTTGTGCTGTTGGTTGCTGAACTTCATGGCGCGCATCAGAACTGAATACCAAATCACGTTCTTCGTTTTCTTTTATTTCTTGGGCGCGCTGCTTCTTCACTTCTTGCGGATTTAACCCTTTAGAACGGATCACGTTGGCTTCAGTGTTAAAGCCTGCCTTGACTTGGCGTTCGTGCGCTTTTGTTTCTTTGTCTGGGTCAATCCACGGCATTACTGGCGCAATATAAACAGCGTTGTATAGCGTGTTCATGTCGAGATCGGCGGGAACGTCTAGCATTCCTGAAGCAATACCTATTTCTAGGGCTTTGCGATAGAACGGGCGTGACCATTTAGCAATGAATATTTGCTGAAGTGCTTCGTAACCAGCATAGCCTTCAACCATTTCTTGACGCTGAGCTGAATACGACCCGTCATACTGACCCGAAATACTAGAGAATGTGCTTCTGGTACCACTTGCAACAGCCCGTAACATGGCATCACGGAATGGTTGTAGTAGAGTGCTTGGGCGATTGCTTTCCACCGTTCCCACTTCTTCACCAGGCATTAAGCCATCAAACACCATACCGGGTGCCATCTGGAAAGTTCTATCACCATTTGGCTTGTGTGCTCCGGGGCCATCTGGGCGCTTGATGTATGCAGCGAGCACCGCAGAAATTCGAGCTGCTACACGTTCTGATTCTTCATAGTCTTTCAAGTCTTCAAGACGAGTGATAACCGCGTGTAGAATAGAAACGCCGCGCCCCTGTCTTAGCCTGTTTGTATGCTTTAAGTGCATTACTCTTGCGGCTGGAACCGAAACAGTATTAGTGTTAAATCCGTAAACGCTGCCCGGATGCTCTTTGTAAAAGTGGTATGCTTGGGGTTGCCCCCAGTTGTTACGCTCGATGCCCTGAATGATTCGGTCACCGATAAGATCATCCATCGGTAAAAAGTCAGACTCCAACAGCTCAACACTTAACGGTATGCGAGTATTGTGTTTAAAGTTGGCAACGTTGCCTTCTACGAATTTCCCAAAGCACTCACCATCACGCAGCCAAGAACGGCAAACTAAGCGCTCCATTTCTGCACGTGAATATTCGCCGGTTGTATCTGGCGCGAGCGATAGTTCATCAATGAAACGTGAAACTTGCTGGGCAAACTCTTCTGCTTTTTCGCCTGCTACAGTGAGAGGCATTGGCTCAACAGATATTCCCTTTGGACCTACAACTTTCTGTTCTAACTTATCGAGCAATCCAACAACAAGATCGTGATTTTCATCCAAGTATCTTGCTTGACCGCGTATTGATGTAGCTGCGCCTCTAACCGCTGTGTCGCCAGAACGGTTATCAACTTTCATTTTACGGGTTCTACCAGGCTGAGCAGCATCGTAGTTAAGAAACTGCTGAGCAATGGCTTTGTGCTTAAGGCGTTCAGCGCCCCATTTTGGAGCAAAAGCAAGAATTGTCTTATCAAGGAAATTCATGAAAAGCTCGCTAATGAGTAAGGTCGGTTACCGTTGGCTTCATCGCGAACTTTACGTTCCCATTCTTTACGACCATTGCGGATTGATTCAAGATCTTCCATACCAACAGTTTCACCACGGAAAGTAACGTTCTTGCCTGCTAATACATCTTTTTCAGCCTGCAGATAAAGATTGAGCATTACCTGTGAATCTGTCATAACCAACTGCCACCTGATGTGTTCAACCAACCACCGCCGCCACTGTTTGAAGTCGGCGTTGATTTAGGTTCTTCTGATTTGTATTGCTGACGCTCTATCTCATGCCGCAACTGTTCAAAGTCGGGGTTAAGGATGTAAAGACACGCCAAGTTATAACCGCTTAAGTCGAAAGCTTCGTTTCTTGGTCGAGTCTTGCGCCACTCTTCTTTTCGAACCCCTTTTATATAGCGTGTTACTAGTTCTTCAGAAGTGAACTGAAGAAACCATTCTTTATCGAACTGATCGCTAACAGGGAAATGAATGTAACCAGCGCCGGGCTCTAAAATTCCAGCGCGCTGCATTACTTGTTGTTTAAGCTTGTGCGTTCCTAGTTGGAACAGGTTGATTCGACCCAAGTTGTTTTTGCTGGGTCTGCCGACTAAAGGCGCATCTTTATTACTGGAACCTTTGATTGCAAAGATACCGTAACCGCGCTGACGAACGTAATCATAGACTTGTTGCGTAAAGTGGCCACCAGTATCGATAGTAGTGCCAGAAATATCTAACATTACGCCGCTTTCATGTTCAAAGCGTCTATCAAGCGCAGCATCCAAACGGCGCCATATATCTGGCTTGTTCAAATCGCCGCGCAATATCTCGAAATCAATTTTCCAGTTTTCTTGCCCTTCTCCCCAAGCCTCGTACTGAATTTCTAGGCGGTCATCTTGGGTGTCTACCGCAGCGGTAACAAGTACAGCACCATTAGGAACGGGGGCAGCGTAATGTTCACGGCGTGTATAAAGCACTTCAGGGTCTTGCTTTGCACCTTCTGTTTCCCAAGTCTCAGCCAGTGAAACGTTGGTGAAGGTTTGCAAATCGCCCATTGCTTTCTTTTCAACAAAAGAGATAACAATGTCTTTCAACTTTCTGAAGGCACTGGCCAACTCTGGTAAGTGATAACTGGCATGCCCTCTAAATGGCTTTTCAGCTATCCATTCACCCTTACGAATAGCTTGATAGCGCGCGCCATCATCCCACGCACATCCGCATTCTTCACAAACGTAAACTGCGGTTTCAGGTTGATGTTCCCCGCTCTCGTCTTTTTGCCAGCTAACTTGGCCCCACTTAAGGTACTGCTTATGCCCACAATCACCACAAGGAACATACCAACGGCGCTTATCACCAGCTTCAAAGCTAGATTCAATGTGCGACTCACCTTTAATGGTGGGCGTTGATGTTTCAAAAAGTAAGCGTTGATCACCAAACGTTGCAGCACGTTGCCAGATAAGCGAAACGGGGTGACCCTCTTGTGTTCGCTCATAACCGTCTGTTTCATCACAAATGATTTTAGGTGCTGAGCGCCCACGCATTGTTTTTGGTGAACCAGACCAAGCACCCATAAGAAAGCCGCCGGGATAGCTTTTCATTGTCTGGTTATTCACACCATCACGTGAACGCGGCTTTGCAACTTTCTCAGAAAGTGCTGGCGTTCCGTCAACCATCGGATCGAACTTCGCGTTAAGAAACGTATTGAAGTCTGACTGGCTTGGTTGCATCAACATGATGCTGCTTGGCTCATGCGCGATAAAATAACCTATCGCCATAAGTTGCATCTGAGTTTTCCCAACCTGTGCGCCCCACATCGCAGTAATGCGGTGACAGTTTGGATCCGCTGTCATGTTAAGCGGTTCTACTTGGTAAGGTGCGTTCGCAAACCTAACCGGACCCGGCAAAGCGTTGCCTGCTGGAATTCTACAATGCTGTTCTGCCCATTGTGATGGCAATAACGGCTCTGGGGGTTTGAAATGCTCTAAGCAGTTTCGAGTGATATTCCTGAGTATTGGCCTGTAGTCATAACTATCATTCATCATCTATGACTAATTGAGAAACATCACTTAGCGCTTCAAGTTGCTCAGCTTCGATAATCTCTTTTATCTCAGCTTCGTTGGTTCTACCTATCAACTGGGTAGCGCAACGCCTTGGAACCAATAGCAATCTGGTTCTGGTAGCAATAGCCAATGCAGAAAGCGTTTTGTCGATTTCGTCTTTCGGTATTAGCTCGCCTCGTTTTTTCCCAACCTCCAATTCAGCAAGTTGTGTATCAGCTGCAAGCTTTCGACGCCTTAGTTCGTCCTCGGTTGCAGCCTCGGTATCACCCACTGTATCTTGCACAGCCTTATCTGCTCGCCACTGTGCAACATCTGCAGTATCAAGAACCCAGTCTTTACCCTGCTTTTTGTTAGCCTTCTGAACGAAGGGGCAACCCTGCTTGATCCAGTTCGCTACTGTGTTTCGGTGTACTCCGAAGATCTCAGCACAATGGCTTTGGCTAACGTGTCTTTTGTTCATGGGGTGTTGTCGTTGACATCAATTTGAAAATGCTCGCACAAGGCGAATTCTGCGCTGCTGCGAACCCGTATGCCATAAACTCAAAAGGACCCATTTTTTTTGGCACGAAGTTTGTCGTCCTCGATTTTTTTAATGAGTGTTTTGAACGTGGTTCGGGTGATTACACAAGTAGTGTAAGGATTAACGCGGCTGCACTTTGTTTTTAGTTGCCAGTCTTATCTGGTTGCGCACGGCATCAGCCATGTTCTTTTTAAACCTAACGTCAGCCATACTTTTAAGCTTGGCTTGCATTGGTTTTGATTTGAATTCAACTCTGATTGATGGTCCAGTGATTGACTTAAGCGGGGTCTGGCTGCTGCCCTTGCGAGCGAACACCAGGTACTTACCTGATCCCCTACCTTTACCAATGAATGTTCCATCGTAGGTTTTGCTTTTACCCCATGCTCTAGCCTTTACGCCTTTGGCGCGATACTTACCCTTTCGACCACTCTTTAATGTCTTGCGGTGGTTGAAGTGGTTAGGCTTACGCAATGATGGAGATACAAAACTGATAAGGTTTGATGCTCTACCTTCTGACGAATCGACGGTAGCAAACTGCTTGTTACGTGTAGCTTTGAACTTAAAGTTATCTGATGGACCAGATATCTTAGCGCGCACTTCTTTCTGCTGGATGCCGGTCTTCTTGCTGACTTCACGAACCGCGTCGGTCTTGGTGCCTCGGCCAGTTCGGTTAAGTGCTTGAACCGTTGCCTTTGGTACAGCTGATTGCTTGATGGCGTGTAAGTCTTTGGTTAGTGCCGCAATATCATTCTTGAAACTGATTTGCATGCGATAACTACTCAGGCAATCTCGTTGTTAAATTGTAGAGGGATTCTGGCGTATGCTTATGAGCAAAGAAGTCAGGCACATAGTTCGCGGCGTGGGCTACCAGCTCAGAACAAAACCAGCTATTAGGGCAATGCTCAAAACTCCTGAACAATATCCCTTTTATTCCTTTGTTATCGAATGGCTTTCCAATTAGCTTGCGTGCTTTTTCTATATCACCAGGCAAGTATCGATATTCAGTAATGTCGTACCGCCCAAGGAAATCTAATAGGTTATTACGCTGAACGCCATAACCGCCACGCGCTTCAATCACATGGCAATCATCATTATCTAGTATTGCAACGTGAGACCATTTTGAGCCGGTGATAAACCTTATAGTTCGTGACATCCAACTGCGATTTGCGGCGAATATCACAATCATGGTTCATGTCTCGTTTGGTTGATCTCTTTCGGCCATATACTTCATGTGCCGTTCGTGCGCGCGTTGATCTTCTCTACGCTTAAAATAGATATTTACTGCCAAACCAATAAATCCAATCATCAAACCAAATAATGCTACGATATGCTCAAACGTTAACGCGCCCCATAACGCAGTAAATGCGCTTGCGGTATAAGTTGTTATCGAAGCTTTGTCTGCCATGTCTTGATTGAATTCTTGTTGGTAATGGGTGTTCATGCTGTTGTTCTCCAATACAGGTTCAACAACATGGTTATTCAAATGGTGTTCCATTTTGTATTAGATGCTAGTCTGCTTTTTCGCAGAAAATGCTAATAAATTACGCTTACCGATTTCCCTTAGCCCTGCATAAGTAAAGGGTAAAGTAAGGAATGCACCCAATATCATAAGATCTGGCGTGTCATTGATAAACGCATAGCAAATACCAGCAAGCAAAGAGGCTGTTGCGTGAAAAGGCCTTACGTATTTAACGCCACCTTCTGCGTTATCACCATTACGAATAGTTTGCTGTGTCTCTGAATGGCTACGCTGTTTATCTTGAAGTTCTAGCGCCATTACTGATTCAAGGTGGCGATTTACTTCAGCTTCTCGCGCAGCGGCGATTTCTTCAAGCCTAACCATTGCATTGGGGTTACTTTTCAGTGTCACTAGCGCTTGTTCTGGGTCTGTCGTTCCCGTTGCCTGAGCAACCATTGAAGCCCCAGCACTGACCGCGCCCACTACGTTACCCGTTAATAGCGAACCAACTAAACCGGCTACGCCTTTTTGATTTTGCTTTAGAAAGCTTCCTACGTCTGACCAGTTCATTATCTCAACCTATGGCTTATACAATTCGAAGTGTGGTAGGTCACGGAAACGCTCGTCGCGGCTTCTACCGTCCATATCCCAATCACCACCCCATCGAAGCAAGTGTGTGATCTTGCCATCTTTGTATAACTGGCGAGCAATACACATGACATGACCAGCGAATACAGCAAAAGCCAGTTCGTCTTTCCAGTCAGTATTGCTTAGCTCTACAAAATAAGGGCCAGCGTCAATAGCCATGGATGGGCATGAATTGTGTTTGGAGTTAGGCCACTTTAATTGACTGAGACCATCGGCAAAGGCTTGGTTCTGTTCTTCTTTGCCACGGTGTCCGCAAAAGATAGACGCATTAATGAAATTCTTCACTTCGTCGAATATCGTTTGAATATCAACATGGCACGTATCGAGACGCGCTTGTGAAGTTTTGCCGTAGGGGAACATAAATTTCAGCCATAAAAAAAGCCCCAACGTGATGAAGGAGCTTTGCATGTAACTGTTACCAGAATACAAATATTATGGCATTTTCGGGGGTGCAATAAAACGTAACATCTGGCTAATAACGGGTAAAATGTGGCTCTTTTGCTAGTTCATGCGGGTTCAAGAGCGTTCATAGGCATCACAAAAACGCTATCAAAGTGTTCTCAGCTTCGCGAATATAGTAATCATCACGGACCTTTCTTTTAATGTATTTATCCTTGACCGCAGTTCGACAACTAAGAGACAACCTATCTATTGCTTTTCCAATTTCATCAATATGCGGGGGCACATAGAAATTATCAGCCTGATGACTAAAAAGGTGTAAGTCAGACGATATTTGAACTTGCGTTCTCATTATCTCACATATACGGGCCGTTACTGATTGGCGCGCATAACCCTGCCCCATTTCAGCATTAGCCCAGAACGAACCCCAAACACGCAAGTCTTTGCGAACCTGCTTGATATTCTTAAGCGGCATGTGGCAAATCCTCCAACTCAGAAACGGTGAAGTGCAAGGTTTTTATGATCAGGTCAACATCATCATAACTGGGGCGCGCTCTGCCAGACTCCCAATTGTAAAGTGTCTTCACTGAAAAACCTGTTAACCCTGCTAGCTCGGCACGATTATAGCCGCGTATCGTTCTAGCTAATTTAACAAGCTTGCCACCCTTTGTTGCATTGTTATCAGTCATAGCGCCCCCTTTGTTCTATTGTACCTATTTTAAGCGGCCAGCGCTTGAATAAGTAGGTTATCTACCGATTTATATAGGTCTTGTAATGTGCCATTATTGTCAATTCGGAATGTAACCAATTTACTGCTTATTCCGTTCTCTGATGAGTGGGCAGCAACCTCATTAATATCTGCGCGGGAAACTTCAATAACAATACCCCCAGAATCTAAAACTGCCTCGGCTTCATTATCAAAACGACAATCACTAATCACAATGCAATCATGCTGTTCCATTTCCTTTTGGGCGCGTAATATCCATAAATCTGAATTGATAGTATTGCGCCCCCACTCCGTTCCTAGCGTTTGCAATGCTACTCGAGGCGAAACACCAAACCGTGGGTCTACCACTTCTTTTAAATCACCATATAAATGTGCATCATCCCAGCCGAACATACTGCGGCAAGCGTCTTTCATTGGCTTACTAAACCAATAGTGGTGAAATCCGTGCGCTACTGACAAATGCTCTGCCACTGTATCTTTGCCGCTTCTTGCTTTACCTGTTAAACCGATGATCATTGCTTACGCCCCTTAAAAACGTGTTTCACCATGTACGGGTGAGTTTTGATTGATGCAACTATGGCGGCTGGACCTGATAGCATGAAAGCGACACCTTCAACTGTGAACATATCGCCAGCACTTAAGCCACCTATTATTGAAAATACAAAAAACTGACTGACACCGATGAATAAACTTCCTACCGCTGCACCGGTACAGTTTGCATCCCTAACCATCTGGCTTTGAATACCAAGTAGGAACACTACGGCGAATTGACTTATAAATATAATTAGGGCGCTCATTAGTCGTTCGCCCTTACTGTTTCTTCAATGCGTTTTGGTGAGTAGCCTATCTTCTTATCAAAGATAATGCCTTGGATGCCTCGTGCAGCTCCGTAAGCGCCCCCATGTGCATAAGCGTCTTTTGGCGGGATAATGCCAACGGTTTCAACTTTACAACCAGGGTGCTCTTTAAACTGAGTCCATGAGTTGTGGTGAACATGGCCGGTAATCCAGTGGCGATATGTGGTTTTACCCCAAAGCTTAAACTGATCATCTGCCATCTTGCCCGGTAAACTGGATAGCTTGCATGTATGGCCATGAGCGAAACCAAGTAGAACTTTGCCACGCTTCACGTACTGGAACGGGCTATCACCTTTTTGTACTTCAATGCGCGGATTATCGCGATACAGCTGCCAAACGTAAGAACCAATTGCACGACCCAGAATATCATCGTGGTTACCTGGCACGTTGATGAACTCAACTTTCTTATATTTACGTAAGCAAGCATCGATAAACATGCGTATAACAACAAATCCAGCATCCAGCCACTTACCGTGTCGGCCATCAAGATCAAGCTTGTGTTTGCTACGGCTGGTTTCACCTTGGATATTATCAGCATGGAAGAAATCACCCGTATTCACCAAAATACATTCTTCAGTATCTGGCAGGTTCGATAGCAGGCGCTTAAATACCTTTCTGTATACTCGGTCTGCGATTTTAATATCCCAGTCCTCGCCTACTTCTTTACTCCAAGTCATCAGACCAATGTGCGGATCACCAATCGGAATAACAGTGAACTGGTCAGTGGTTGCCACTGTGTTCTTGAATGGGATAACCGGCAAAGGTTTGATTTCTTCAATCATGCTTTCAACGATTGCACCAGCGGTTTCCACTTGCTTGCTTATATGAACGTTGGTTTTCACCCACTCCATAACGCGGCCAGTGCTGCTATCATCTTTATGTTTGTGGCGAACTAGCGTTGAGTAACCCGACACTAGTTGGTTTTCTGGGTTGTTATATTCTCTGTCGTTCGCTGGGTCGAAACCTGAGTCTTTGAGGTTTTTAATTCGACGCTGAACAACACGCTGAGACATTCCATACTGATCGGAAATTTCCTTTGTGGTCTTTCCTGCTCGCAGTTCATCGCGCAGTTCTTCGTGTGTAATCTTAATTGCTGCCATTATTTCACCTTAGCGCACGGCTTATGCCGCTATGTAGTTTTCAATTACCTGCTTTGCCTCTTGATACCCATAGCAAACGTGAGCGTCATAACCAGCAAGTTTCATTCGTGCAATCCAAGCTTTTTGTAGAGCAGTAACGCTCGCTTTCTTCCTATCTGGTTGTTTCATTTCAATCCACAAACCAGATTTCCCGTTAATTGGTAGAGCAAAGTGCAAATCACTAACACCAGCTTTAACACCTTGCATTTTTAATCTGCCTGCCTCTCTCTTATTTCTGGTACCGCCATTAGGTATGGCATACAGGTAATCAATCACCTTGGCACCGCTTTCAATATTTTCACCCTCTGGTAAGCGTCTTAATTTAGCCCACTGCACCAAGCTTTTTTGGTGGTCATCTTCTATATGCTTAGCCATTTACCTACGCCCTTTTTACTGTTTTGTGTATTCCATATTGGAACACCCTTAAATTACGCTACATTATTGTTATTATTGGTTAATTCGTGATTCTGTGAATTTTCCAAAACACCTTGGCAACATGTAAATTCACCACTAAAAAGCCATTCGTGATACTGGGTTAATGCTTCACGTTTCACCGTTATCGAGTCGGCTTTGATGTAAACCAAATCCAAGCCCTTTTGCTTATGGTTAAGTAAGCGCTCTGCTACCCAGTAATCGATACCAATTGTTGCCCATACACTACGAGCCAGCTTTCTTAGGTCATGGGCTGACCACTTTCGCTTTGATGAAGTTCTTACTAATTGGTCGGCTGCACTGGCGCTTATTGGTGATTTACCGCCGAACAGGTATTCACCCTTACAGCGCTGTTTGTAATCTGTTAGTAGTTGGTGGGCATGTTTAGTAATTGGTAGCGTGTGAACTGCACCCGTTTTAGTTACCGACTCAGGAAGGGTTATTACACCGCTATGCAAATCGATATAACGCCATTTAAGTTGGCGTGTCTCACCAATGCGAGTGGCAAACATCAGCATGAATAACAGCATTACCTTAGTGCTCTCTGGTAGCACCGATAACTGCTCTACCACGCCCTTTGCATCCTCAACTAGCAACTTACCTTGCTTTGGCTCTATTCTTCGCTGAACGTGATCACGAAACTTCATACCCGCCATTGGGTTAACCGATATAAGCTCTAATTCTTTTGCGCTGGCGAACGCTCGTTTAAGAACGGCAAAGTGCTGACGAATGGTTGATGGTTTCAGGTTCTGGTTTTGAAGTGGAAGTATTAACTGTTCATCGATAACCACTTTGCGAACTGCAGTAATGCTTACGTTCTCTAGCATTGGGAAAAGATGCCTGTTTATTGCGCTCAGCACGCTCTTGCGGCGGCTTTTGCTTTTTAAAGCCTCTTTCTCTGTTCTGGCTGCATACCAGGTAAGCAAATCACCAACGGTTTTGAAGCTGGTACTCTGTATTTCCTTACCTTTATGAATGCTTTCAATAACTGTAGGTATAAGCGCTACTGCTTCTTTTGTTTTTAGCGTGGGCCAATAACCAATACGGGTTCGCTTAGTAACACCACCAACGTAATGAAGATAACACCATGTAGCCTTTTCTCTGCTCTTGTGGAACTTGAGTGAAATAGGATTTCTGCTATCGCGCAGCTCCCCTATCTCACCATCTTTAGCGTGAGCCTTAATTGCTGTGTCGTTAATCTGGGTTGAAATTGATTTCAAGCCAATTCCTCTCTAACAGTTACACGTGAACTTGCTTTAACTGCATCGTTTATTGTGTTTCGATGGATAGGGTCAGAATGTAACTTAGAAGGTAAACTAAGTTTGGTGCCGTCCTTAAAATGAAAGGTGCAATAAGTTTCGGCTTTAACTACCATTAGCGATACATCTCAATTCCAGCCGCTTTCGATACAGCGATAGCCTGCTTTTCTTTATATTCGTTAATGCGTTCTTCCCCACTAAGCATGGAAAACTTATCTCTATGCCTAACGCTTTCTGCTGGATTTAGTGGGCGGCAGCTTACCTTTAAGCTTTTGAAAAAGGCCTCTTGGCCAACGGTTCGGGCTTTTAATATGATTAACGGACTAATAGCAGCTGGGTAGCTGTCCTTTATGGCATCACTGATGAATTTCGCTTCAGCCATTTTTCTATTCACTTCGGCTATTGCGCGCTTAAAACGGATGGCACCATTTTCGTAATCTAGGGTGCTAAACGAACAACTTAATTGAGAATATGCGTTCAAAGCTTTAAGCCCCCATAGCTTTTAAATAAAGATCGTGATTAGTGGTTAGCCTGTAACGCTTGTGGTCAGCCCAGTCTTTGATGGCGTTCAAATAGCGGTGCATTTGCTTGGTGTTAAAGTTTCCCGTTACCGTTAATGACGTTGGGGGGACCATGAAGCGAATCTTCACTTCTTTGCTAAGCGGTCGTATTGCAAAATCATAAAGGCTTCGAAACTCTGCATCTGATTCACGCGCAATGGGAACGCCAAACACCAGCTTGCAATAAGCATTTATATACTTGGCGCTTTTACCCGTTTGAGTGCTTAGTTCGTTGTACCAGTGGTGTTGCAATGCTTTCATAGCATCTAGGCGTGAAGGAGCGCTTTCACGCACCTTCACATCAACCATTTTGCCTTCACGAAACCATTCACATGCTGCTTGGTTCACTGAATCGAGTTGCTGAAGGTTTGCAACGGTTACACTTTGCCAGCTCATACGTCACCACTTTTAAGAGTTTTCTTAGTTTCTTCGTCAGCTCTATATTGCAGCCAGCAAACAACTGCTTTCGCTGGGTGGTATAGCATGTAGCCTGCTAGAAATATTGGCCAAGCCGCCAAACTAAAGAGAATGAAGAGCGCATCGAAAAATAATAAGTCTTTATTGGGGCACCCCGCTTTTCGCCAAGAAACCATAAGCTTAAAAGCTGTAAACAATGCAAACGCTATCCAGAATAAAGCGCCAAAAATTAGTTGCATGATCATGCTTCAAGTTCCTTCCATAACGCATTAAAGTGCTCTTGATCACTTAACGCTATTGCACTGGCATCGCGATACTCTTCATTGATACGGCGAGACTTAGCGCGCTTTTGCAAAGTTGGGCTTTTTGTTTCACGCTTAATGCGTAGTGAGCGGTTTTCTAATTGGTGTTGATTCATGCTGCTTTTACCCCAAAGATAGCCATGCGTAATAGGCTTTGATTGCAATGCTCACTACCCTGAATACTTACAACTTTAACCTTGCGGTTAGGTAGAGAAGTTTCTTCCACTTTGTATTTCTTGCTGTGCCTAATGTTGTAAATTAGGCCAGATGCGCGCATTGCGGTTATTTCCATTTTGGCGGCGAGTGTTGCAGCTGTATGCCAGCCGCCATCACGATGCATTATTTCTGCTGCTTCTTGAGTGTTGTTCATGCTGCCACCTCTAACTTGTTAACTTTCCCCTTTTCCATTAGCGTTTCACGCGTAACAAATGACACATGCCCAGCGCTTATTCGGTGTGGGTCAAATACGAATATCACTGAGCCTTTGTTATTACCCTTTTGCGGTACGCCGTTCTTTAGGAACGCTAAGCGGCCATCAGTGATAAAACGGGTTTCACTGGCATATTGCTGAGCAAGGCTGAACCATTTAACTGATGGGTCGCACATCACAAGCATTACTGTCATTCGCCCTTTTAGCTGTGCTTCAATGGCCTTTTCTACCCAAGGCGCGATCTTAGAATATGGCGGGTTACACCATAGAGCGCCCATTTCAATTAAGCCGGCACCAGGTATGCGGCTCTTTGCATCTTCTGACCAGTCTTTGGAAAGCGCATCATCTTCGATAGTCCAATAGTCTGGACACTTCGCTGTTTCATACTCGGCGCATACATCGAACCCGAAGCAAAACTCTTTATCTAACGCCTCAAACACCTCTGGTGGTGTAGCCCATAAATCGTTTGACATAATCCCTTACCCCTCGAACTTATCTGAAAACTTTTTAACTTTGGGCACATCACCCACAATCTGGCGGTTAGCCAGTGGTTTGAACTCACTGTACTCACCACGAAAAACAGAACCTACCATCCCAATTTCACCCATACGGCATTTGCCTATGATGATTTCGGCTAGGCCTTTGTCTTGGCTGTTCTCGTTGTAAACCTCATCGCGATAGATAAAAATTATCTTGTCTGCGTCTTGCTCAATCTGCCCAGACTCGCGTAGGTCTGAGTTAATTGGTCGCTTGTTATTGCGAGTTTCAAGTGAGCGAGAAAGCTGGCTCAACACAAGGAACGGGCAATCGAACTCTTTAGCCAACGCTTTAATGCCGCGGCTAATTTCACTGATTTCGTTCACTCGGTTGTCTGTTTTGCTATGGCCGCGAATTAATTGAAGGTAATCAGCCATTATCAACGTAGGCTTGCCGTGCTTTTTTTGGTACCGGCGCAACTCTAAGCGCATGCGCGGTATAGTCATGTAAGCATCGTCAATTACTGATAGGTGCGTTTCCTTCAGCTGCGCCATTACGTTAGAGACTCGCGACCAATGTTCATCAGTCATACCCGCCTCTAGATCACCAGGGCGTTGAATTGATGAAATAGGCACTTGCCCAATGGAAGATAGAAGCTTGTAGATAAGCTGTTGGCGCGGCATTTCCATGCTGAAAACAATTGGCTTGCCGCCGTTTACTGCTTCACTGGCTACCATGTTCATTGCTAGTGTGGTTTTACCCATCGATGGCCGTGCCGCTAAAACAATCATGTCAGCTGGTTCTAAACCGTTTATCTTCTTATCTAGGTCTTTAAGGCCCGTAGATATTCCAGCTATTTCGCTGCCTGAATTAATGCGCGCTTCCAACTCATCAATGGCTGAACCAATAGCAGCTTCAATCGAGTAATCTGATTCATTGGTACAAAGCTTTTCAGATACATCACCCAAGCGCTTTTCAGCGTTGCCAAGTATCTCAATCACATCAGACCCGTCTGAGTTGTAGCACTGTTCTTGAATGTCATGTGTTGCAGCAATTGCCTGGCGCTGTAGCGAACGGTTGCGAACCGTATTTGCATAGGTCATTAGGTTTGCTGTTGAAGGAACATTACGCACCAGTTCGTAAACGTAAGTGTCACCACCAACGTCTTCTAACCAATGCTTGTGCATCAGGAAATCAGGCAAAGTGATTAAGTCTACTGCGCGGCCAGAACCAATCATTTCAGTGATAGCACGGTAAATTAGGCCATGCGCACGGCTGTAGAAATCGCCATCGTTTAAAATTGGTGCTACAGCATCAAACAACTCGTTATTACTTAAGATGGCACCTAGTACACCTTGCTCCGCTGTTGGGCTGTGCGGCGGGATTCGAAGTGTTTCAGAATTACTCACGCTTGTTCCCTCCACTGCTTGTTTGAAAGGAATTTAGCAGGCCACATTTTTTCGTGATTGAAGTAATCAGATGTTTGGTTAGTGCCTTGCTTGGTGGCAATGTCTTGGTGCGCTTCTAGTGCAAAGGCGCACATCTGGTTCACTTCGGCTTTGAATGCATCAACACCTATGCGGTTGATGTAGCTGTCAGTGAAAAGCTTTGCGAAGTTGTTGGTGTAAGTCTTCTCCTTGGGTGCCTTGTTTTTAAGGCCTACAAGGTCTTTGCAGTCTGCCCATTTCTTCCAGAAGTAGTTGAATGCGTTTTTGCGAAGTTCAGAGTGCACAGGCGGGGTCGCAGACCCTGCATAATCTTTATTATTGTTAAGATCATTATTGTTTTCTTGGTCACTTGATTGGTCACACGATTGGTCGCTACTACCATTCAAGCCCTTTATTTCTGCGGTGTGTGGTTGGTCACTTGATTGGTCACTTGATTGGTCGAATTTTTGCCATTTTTTCCAGTTAAGGAATGTAACTCTTTGACCAACGCTACGCTGACCGCGCTTTATAGTTTCACGGCTAATAATGCCAAGTTGTTCAAAGCTGGCAAGAACGCGCTTAACCTTTGAGTCATTAATGCCTTGCTCAACAAAATGCTGGCGCTTTGTGAACAATTGACCGGGGTGAAGGAACACAGGAACGCCGTCAACTTCAATCTTACGGCTCTTGTGCTGGGCATCTAATAGCATATCCAAGAACATGCCTCGAGCTATTAAATCGGTGTAGAAAGGCTGTTTCTTAATATCGCGCCATAAGCTTATATAGCCGTTCTTGCTGGGCATTACTCGCTGCCCCTCATGTAATTGATAGACATTGGCTTGGTTACCCATTAGCTTTCGCCTCCGCTGCCAAGATGTTTATAGTTGCATCCAGCTCAGCTATGAGGCGTTCACAATCAGCAGCTGTAAGGCGCAATACCTTACCCACCTGATTGGTTCGCAAGAACACTTGGCCACCACTGGCGGCAATGGTGTAATTGGGGTTGTTAAATTTGGTTAATTCACTCATAATTACCTCGATGTTCATTCATCAAAACCCCGTTAATAGCTTGTCCGGCTTACGGGGTTTTTTATTGCCTGTAACAATCACATTTTGATTTGTGAGTGTTTTAAGTAACAGACCTCCCAGCCTGCTTGGTCGGGGTTAACGTGCTAATGCGCTTCACGCCTTACCGACTAGGTAGGATCAACACTTACGGCGCTACCTCGTTATTCCGTAAGCATCAGACCGATATACTGCGTCACCCAGTTAAAGCGCGGCCGCAAATGTGCAACCCTTACGCTTTGATGTGTAGTTCTCTGCTATGGCTTTACCGCCCCAATAAGTGGGCAAAGCAACTACACTCAAAACGCCCTCGTTCCTTAATCGTGGTGAGGGCAACCACGGTCTTTTCGGTGACAAGGGAGACACACCCCTTGGACGGTGTTTAGCAGTTAAGCTACTGCCGCCAGATAAACGCTATCGTTTGCATTTATTGATTGAATAAATAGCCACTACGACAACGAAACTTACTCTTTAAGCTAACGCTTTGATGAATGGTTGCTTACGCTCGTGCAATCCTCTGATTGAGGCCTACCTGTGGTTCTGCCTACTTCCCACAACCATTCTCAAAACGCCTTGTCTCTCCAAGTGTCACCTTTGTTTCTTACGCCGCTAGCTCAGGTCACTAGCCCATGCAGGGAAAACCAACCCCATTGGCTTACGCATCGTTTGTCTGATTGTCCATCGCCGTGCTGGAGGCTGGCTCAAGCGGTACAATCAGGACGTTTAAAGCGCTACGTCAAACGCTTACAGCTGAATAAAAAGGGCCACATACTGCGTAGCCAAAACCCAACGGGTTACAGGGATATCTGGAACAAATAACTATTGCTAGCTAGGTAACTAATAAAGCCAACAGCAAGCGGAACTAGAACACACGCAATACGAAATTGCGGATCGTCTTTACACTGTTTCTTCAGTGCCTGCCATTTGCACTTACACCACCAGCAGAAAGGCGAACGCATTACGCTTCTTCCTTGTCTGGTGCAAAAGATGGTCTAGGTGAAGCTTTACGGTTCGGAAAAGTGACTACTTTGCTCATGTTAAAAACCTCTGCTATTGTTGAGTTTCTATTGATTGAGAAAAGGAATATTCATGATCGAAAGCACTGAAATCCCCATCCTCTGCCCGCAATGCGGAAAAAAGACAAATAAGCGAATCAGATGGCTTAAGCGGAATAACGAGTTCACATGCCGTTGCGGTACTACCATCTCTATAAAACGCGACTCCTGGAACAAGAGCGCTTTGAGTATCGATAAGAAACTTAAGGCGCTCACAAAAGGGCTCAAAAAACTCTGAATCTTTAAACAGCATTGCTTCATTCAATAAAGACTCAATATCCCCGACTTCAGTAGACACACTTAAGGAATTCTTGGGATGTATGTTATTTGCTTGGGGCATGCAGAAAGCATTTCCCCTAACTCTAGTCTCTACGCTGCCTGTAAAGCCACCATTCACAAGGTTCAGGGTATCCACGCCTGTGCAAGGTAAGTTTTTTAGATGCTTAGTCATGCTGCTTTATCCTTCAATCAGGAACTTTTGAGTCCCTCATAATTTTCTTCATTGCCATAGATGATGGGCAAATGTCGGTTAATACAGATCCAAAGCCTTCATCCATGACACGCTGTGCAGCTTCCTCAATACTTACACCAAGCTCATCTGCATGTTTTTGTAGTAGTTCTAATTCTTCGTTACTGAGCTCTATTTTTTCTTCGGTCATTATTGAGGGCCTTAAAAAGTCTTAGATGAACCCTCCTTGGGTTCTTCGTTAATGTTTTAAGCTGCTGTACGCTCTTTGCTTCCAAACGAAACAGACTCTTTTAGGCCACGCATGAAAATGTCACGAACAATTACCGCTTTTTGCCCGCCAGTGTTTTTTACCAGCGCTTTTACTTCGTTCTTTTTGATTTTTCTTGGGTCTGCGTACATAGCCTTTATCTCCGTATTAACTGGCTTTACTAAGTTCGACTTCTTCAACTTTGAGCTTTCCGCCCGTAATTTTTTCAAGCTGGTAAGCGCGAAGGAGAGGTATAGTCTCGCCCCACTGCGATACTGCTGCGGGCGCTATATTGATTGCGCTAGCGAGTTTTGAAGCACTACCGAAGTGCTCAATCGCATCACTCTTTTTCACGTTAAAAACCTTAAATTAAGTAAGATTTCTTAAATTTAAACCTTAATATATCTTACGTCAAGCTGTTTTAAGATAACTTAAAATTTAATTGGTGGTTTATGGATACATTTGGAAGTTGCTTAGAACGGGCGCGAAAAGCAGCTGGCTTTAGATCAGCTGGCGAATTTGGCAAAAAGCTTGGCGTATCTCATGTGACTGTAAGGGCATGGGAGAAAGACGAGTATAAGCCTAGTAGCGACAATATTTTTGAGATAGTTAACATACTTGGAGTGCATAGCGAACTGCTACCGCGTGTGCATCACCAAAGTAAAAGCAAAAAGAATCAAGTGAACGAGAATGCGGAATATTATGGGCATATCGACGCTTGGGACAGCGCGACACCACTAGATGAAGATGAAGTAGAGGTTCCTTTTTTCATGGAAGTAGAATTAGCAGCAGGGATTGGTGGTGAATGTAGTTTAGAAATACAAGGGCCGAAACTGAGGTTTTCAAAGTCCACTTTGCGTAGGTGCGGTGTTGAAGCGAGCGCAGCCGCATGCGTTAAAGTTTCGGGAAATAGTATGGAGCCTAGACTATTTGACGGCGATGTAGTTGGAGTCAATACGCTTGATAAGCGCATTATTGATGGCAAAGTGTATGCAATAAATCACTCAGGCCTATTGAGGGTTAAGCGTCTTTATCGAATCCCAGGTGGCGGATTAAGGGTCAACAGTATTAATAGTGATGAGCACCCAGATGAGATATATCAAGGCGATAACTTACAAGATGTGGTCATCATAGGTAGAGTATTTTGGCACTCTAGCATTTGGAGTTAAAATTATCTTTGAACTTATTGAGTATTGAATCATACTAAATATACGTGTAACTTGAATTTGAAATGGTTGTATGTATAATGCGCGGCCTTAAATCACGGAGGTGAGTTATGGATACCAGAAGCTTTAAAGAACGGATTACAGAACGTGACAGTGAAGATAAGCTATTAAATGTTATTGATAGCGATATAAATAATCATAGAAATATTGAACAAGTTCCATCGAGCATTTTTACTCGTATGTCTGCTATAAAAGCAAAAGCTCAAGCAGCAAGAGAAAAACGAGAGCTATTAGAGGGCTAACAAATGAATGTTCATGGATGGAATTTCTACTGGCATGAAGCCTTCAAAATCATTTTTGAAAACCTGCTAGGCGAAGTTGAAAGGATTGCCGATAAAGATCCTGACAACTTCGACCAACACCCCACCTACAAGCTTTATGATGCTATTGAATCTGCGATTTTCGATCGCATAGCAGTTAACCCCGATGCTAAAGAATTTAGAATGGGTGACACTCTTCGAGAAAAAAGATTAAAACATTGGCGCCGCGTTAAACACGGAATGCCAAACCGATATCGAATGTTCTTCCAGTTTAGCACTCAAAATTCTGCGATTATTTTAGGCTGGTTGAACGACTCAAGAACATTGAGAAAACAAGGCGCTAAAACTGATGTTTACACGGTGTTTAAGAAGCTAGTGTTGAGCGGCGATATCCCCAACTCATTTGATGAAATTTTCGAGCAATGTAGACCTGCTGACATTAAGCGTTCAAGTTAACAATTAAAATTTATAAAGTTTTTAAACATTTCAAGACCGCCAATCGGCGGTTTTTTTATGCATTCCACAAATTAATTTAAGTTATCTTACATTTTTTATTGACAAAAAAATTAAGTTATCTTACATTCAACTTACAGGATAACTGATTGGATAAAAACCATGTCCTCAACCTTTAACGACTTAATGGGCTTTCAAAAGTCTCAAATAGTCTCTTCAATCGTTTCTAAAGTGATGTATGGAAAGTCATTCACTTGGACAGCAGAAAGTGCCAATCACAAGCCACAGGCGGTTACCGTTAGCTTAAATGAGCAATCTGACATACCAACCACCCTACTTTCTGAAATTAAGCCAGTTGTAAGTAATGCTTTGCATACATTCAACCGCGCACCAGATGGTTACCAGTTAGAACACTTTTTGTCTCTGCCAGATAAGGCAGCGGCATGATTATCAAGAACGAACATCCAGCGCAAACAGCGCTAAGAATAAAAACGCTTCAATCACTAGGGTTTTCACTTTTAGAAATTGCAAAAGTATTCGGAGTGAGCGTGACCGAGTTCTTAGAGATTAAAGCAAAAGCGAGGTTAGCGGCATGATTACTTTTTTAACTGCACTACTCGTTTTCGGGATGATGTTTTTATTTGCGTTTTTTGTACGTGTATTGATTACACCGGGAACAGGCGAGTGATTTATTTAACTTTAACCGTCCTTTTGGCTGGCTACTGCTATGCGTGCTTTTGCGTTGTGAAGTCGGTTAACGGGATTAATTGGAAGTAAACCACGCCCCTAACTAAAGGGGCGCAACCCACTGGCTGCAATCGTTTTGGAAGACAGTGCAGCCAACAGCATGAGGATAATAACCCATGGAAATAAGAGCAGCAACAAAACAACCAGGCATGTTCTACCTGATTTGGAACGATTCAGGTGTTGAGGGTGGCCCACGCTTTACCAAGATAGAAACTGTTGATGGTAAGCCATCACAAGATGCAATTTTAATGAATGGCCTGAAGCACGTAGACACGCTTCACATTCAACAAAATGCCGTTACCCCATTCTTTAACGCAGCTGCTGAAGCTGGCGTTCCTGTGTTTGCCGACACACTTAGCAAAGGTGTAGAGGTGGCAGCATGATTATCTTCAAAAACCGTCAAGCAGCAATGCGCTGGTGTAACGCATTTAACACTTTTCCTTGGTTCAACCTAATGGTTACTGCTGTGCCCGGTGGTTGGACTCTTACTCGCGCATCTGGCGTGAACAACTCAGTAAAGGCTCAATAATGGCAACAAAAGGCGTAAACGCGCCAGAGGCAAAGCTTTATCTTAGCGGTCTTAGTATACCGCAAGTAAGCGCTGAAACTGGCATACCTTTGTCTACTCTCCGATTTCGCTTTAAGAAGATAGGAATCCTCAGAAGCAGAGAGGAAGCAATAAAGATGGCCGCTGATGATGGGCGCTTAGGGTCTGGCATGAGAGGGAAAAACCGTTCGTTTTCTGACGATCATAAAGAAAACATTCGCCAGAGTTTGCTTAAGTATGGAGAGAAAAACGCCAAAGGTACAACTTTGAAGCCTAGTGGCTATGTAGAACATACGCGCGGGCCACACAAGGGCAAAACTGTCCATGTCACTGTGATGGAAGCAAGACTAGGAAGAAAACTAAAAAGTGATGAAGTTGTTCACCATATAGATGGGGATACGCAGAACAATGATGAAAATAACCTCGCACTATGTACTCGTTCAGGGCATACGAGACTGCATAGGTTTGAAGACCAGCTGCAAGGGAAGTCTTTAAAGCGAAATAATAAAGGTCAGATAGTAGGAGAGAAAAATTGAATGATTTAAACCTTTGTCAGTTTATAGGGCGGATGGGTAACCCGGCAGAAGTTAGATACATGCCAAATGGTAAAGCGGTAGCTAATTTCAGTATTGCTTGTAACCGTTCTTGGAAAGATCAGCAAGGACAAAAACAAGAAAAAGCTGAGTGGATTAGATGTACTGCCTACGACAAGTTGGCAGAAATAATAGGCCAGTATACAGAGAAAGGGTCACAGCTTTATGTGAGCGGTAGACAGTCGACCCGCAAATGGCAAGACCAGCAAGGCCAAGACCGTTACACCACTGAGATTATTGTAGAGCAAATGCAAATGCTTGGTGGGCGCCAAGGGGGTGCGCAGAACGATGCTGGCTTTCAGTCAATGGGCAATAACGGAAGCGGAACGCCTGGGAATAATACTGGACAATCTGGCCGACCAAGCAGCACCGGCAATGCAAACCAACGCAACAATGCCTATGCCAACGCGAAATCTGCCTCAAATGGGATGAGTCAGGGCTATAAAGCTCCACCTATGGCAGAGCCCGACTTTGATTTTGATGATGACATACCTTTTTAATTTCTGGTTATTCATGCAGCACCGCGCAATGCACTTAGCTTGTTAATTGAATAGGCCCCTTCGGGGGCTAAGGATAAAAACCATGAACTTGCAACAAAAATTAAATAACGCTACTTGTTTCAGCAGTAACGGAGAAGACTGGTCCTCTGACATGGATGACCTGATCCACGATTTAGAAGCGCACGGAAAAGAGGGAGAAATAGTTTCGTTCTTTATCGCCAACAAAAAGACTTTCACACACGCTGACTTTATATGTAATGCATTGGAGCGCGCAATAGAAGACGCCGTAGAACAAGCTTATGACGAAGTTGGGGAAGTTGCAGAAGCGTACTTGAACAAGGTCGATACACCTGAGAACGAAGCTGAATTCAAACAACTTGTAGCTAATTTTCTCCAAGAGAAATCTGGTGATGTAAACATTTGGCAAGTTATCAACGCGCAGGAAGTTGTAGCTATCTGGAATGGTAGTGACCTTGATGAATACACAATAGATAAGCCAGATGGAATTGAAGATTGTGACATTCAAAATCTAAAGCACATGCTTGGAGCCACTGAAGAGCCTTCAAAGTGGGGTTACAGAAATTACTTTGCGGCAGGAGGTGAGGACGTAAATTCAATGGAGAGACTTGCGAAAGCAGGACTTGTTGTTAAGCGGAATAATGCGGTAACCGATAATTTGTACACCGCAACAGTTGCTGGCTGCGAGTTGCTCAACTTTAACCAATCAATGATTGATTACGCTTTCGATAGATAAGGATAGACCATGAACAACATTATGTTAGACCTAGAAACAATGGGCAAAGGCTCAAACGCAGCTATCGTGTCAATCGATGCGGTATTCTTCAATCCTCTTACTGGTGAGTTAGGTGAGCGGTTCTATAAGCGCATTTGGCTAGAGAGCGCTGCCAAGTATGGCGAACTGGACGCAAGCACGGTTGTATGGTGGCTAGGTCAAAGCGATGAAGCACGCGATGAGATTAATCACGATGATAGCGTTGGCTTGAGTGAAGCGATGCGTGGGTTTAGTGAATTTGTTATTGGAGAAGCCCAATGCTCTTTTTCTGATATTCGCGTATGGGGCAACGGGTGCACATTCGACAACGTAATTATTGCCAACGCATACAAGCAGCTGAAGCTCCAAAAGCCTTGGTCTTACGCTGGCGATATGGATGTACGAACCATTGTTGAGTTAGGCCGCAAGCTT